ACATCGACCACCGTGATGGCATGATAGTCTGATCCACCTCCGCGAGAAGTGTCCACTACTACCGTGTAGATGTGATCGGATTTAGCACCTTCGTAAACATCCATACCTTCCAATGTTTTCTGTATGGGTCGCCGCCACGGCATGGTTTTCAGTTTCTTTACATCAATCAAGGTGTGAAGCGATCCAACAAACTCACATTCAAACTCTACACGGAACTGTTCTTCGCTTGTGTTTGCAATGGTCTGCGCTTTCCATTTGTCATCGCGCCCTGGCACATCGCTCCAATGAATCTCTACTGGCACATATGCATTGGTTTTCTCTTTTGCACCAATCCATAACCTGTAGAACAGATTCAATCCCTTTGGGGTTGATACAATCAGAACCTTTGAGGTTTTGCCGCTGGCAATAGTTGGATATACAGACGAGAAGAAGTCTTCTGCCACTTCGTGCGGAACATATGCAAACTCGTCAAGAATGATGAGATTGAACGATCCACCACGAACAGCAGATGATGATGTAGCAGAGGCAAGAATCTTGGAACCGTTTTCTAGTTCAATGGAACCTTTGTTCCAACTCACAATGCCTTGTTGCAACCATTTAGGCAAATACTCGTATGCTGTTTTGAGTCTACCTAACAGTTCGCGCGCTGTTTGTAGTTTGTTTGCAAGTATCGCAACATTGGTTGTGGGATTGAACAGAATATACCACAAGGCATACGCAAGCACCGTAGTAGACTTTCCGCTCTGACGCGGATACTTACAAATCACAAACCGATTGGTATGTACTGTTCGCAACAAGTCTTGCTGAAACTGCCAAGGTTCAAACGGTTGCAATCCTTTGTCTAAGGTTACAATGCGAACATACTTGGTAATGAAATGTAACGGATCTTCGCTGCACTTCATGTACTCCACGACTTGTTCGGGAGTGAAAGAAACAGCGGTATTTGCCGCTTTTAGGTTTGGATTACCAAGATAGGTGTCTTCCTGTCGCAGAGTCATACTTTACTCACTTTGGTCATCAAGTCGTTTGCGCTGTTCTTCCTTCTGTAGTTTCAAGTATTCTTGTAGGTCTTTAGTGCTTCCCAAATAGATGGCGTTATTTGTGATGCTTTGTGCTGTTTGCTTTTCGTGGGCAGCAGTATGTCGAATATCCTTGACTCGCTTGTGCAAATCAATCAGACTGTTGTTTGCATCTGCAATCTGACGCATGATGATTGCAGCAACTTCATAGGCGCGGGGAGATTCCCCTTCGCTGGCAACTTGTATGATGCCATCAAGAGCAGACTTGCCTACATCAATGAGTTCTTTCAGATTCTTGCGAACCTCATTGTAATCGTTTGCTGCATGGGGATCTTCTTGTGCAAGAGGATGAGCGGTTTCAGGAACTCGTACTGCAATTGCTTTTACTGGTTTCTCTACAGGTGCGATATCGTTCTGTATTCCTAGTACAGATGCAAGTTTTTCATCTACGCCTTTGGTTGGTTCCATGATTACGCTCCTGCATTCCAAGACGGATCAATGTCTTCAAACAACTCAATGTCTTGCCAAACATCGTATGCAGTACCTGTTACAGAAAGAGGTGCATTTGGTCCTGTGGTTCCTTCTACCACAGCACGATCCCATACTCGTACAAAATCACGGGTCAATGCTCTCGTCTTTCCGAGGTCTGCAAGTTCGTGTACAGCAGTTTGAGTTTCCAATACAAACTTCGCATCGCGTAGTGGACCAATGATGTACCCTTTCACTTCAAATGATAGGGTGTACATCATGCTTTTACCTGCATCGAAGTTTCCTTCGTAGTCATCTTCCCATGTAACAGAAGTCAAGGTGATGGGTAGATCAACTTTCTTGTCAATATCCGTGAAGTTAATACTCACGGTATACGCAGGAGTAAAATACGGCAGAATCTGCTCGACTATGCGTAGTCCGTTGTCCATCGTGTCTGGCATAATGTACAACTCAAAGGTGAATGTATACGGTACTTCTGCAAACCGATATACCTTTTGGGTATCCGCTGTGGGTGCGCTCGTATCCAGTACCTTTTTGGTCATGGTTGTGCGCTTACGGCCGCTATCGTATTCCCAATTAGTCAAAGCAAATCCCAAGCGAGGCAAAGTCATGTTGAATGTTTGTCCGTCTTCCATTCTGCTTTCTGATATACGACGAAGCCATTTCTGCTTTGGTGCATATGTGAGAGGTATTCTTGCAGGAGGATTCTGTGCGCTATCTCCACCAATATAGATGTTGTTGAACAGAGAACCAAATGCAACTACGGTTTTGCGAACACATTGATGATAGAATGGATTGTCGCCGTTAAACATCAGGTGTCCTCACTAAATGGATTGCTCTCGGTGAAGTCTACTATGCGATCCAACTCAATTTCAAAGTCTGCATTCTGATTCACGGTACTGTCTGATGGACCAACTGATACATCCGTTGCGGTTTGTGCAGAGTATGACCAAGACGCTCCTGAGTCTGCTCCAACAATGGGAGTGGCACTGGCAGTAAATGCACCAACCACGCGCTCTAGTCTTAGCACAGCAAGTGTCATACCTGAAGGTGGAGTCCACTTGAGAACTTTGGCAGAAGCAGTACCTTGGGTTACTGTTTCTCCAAGTGCATAGGTTCCTGATCCAGTTACAAGAGTTACATCCAAAGCAAACTCGGAGTATCCTTGTTCTATACCTGTTCCTGCTGTGTCGATTTCAGTATTGTCTGTCTCGAATGTATCGCCAGCAGATGTTGCGAGTTCGCAAGAGATGCTGTAGACATAGTTCTTACCAAACTGATAGAATGGCTTTTCATGTTCAACGAATTTGATCTCGAATATGCCTTTGGATAGTGGAAAGTACAAGAGATCGCCTTCTCTCGGACGCTCTGCATTTGCTCCAGGACCATCACCTCCTGTGATGCCGCTGAATTCTTGCTTCCATCTGCGCTTACTCACTACCAGTTTCATACTGTCGCGCACTTCCAACCCAAACTTTGCAATGAAATCTCCCTCTCCTTCAAACCCATCCACGCTTTCCACATACATTTCGATTGGTTTGCCAATCTTATACACAGATGGTAGCGAGTCTTCTCCGAATATCGTATCAATCTCGGGAGACTCACGGAACAGATACACAACCTCATGTCCGTGAATCTTGATGGTTTCTACCACCAAGTCTTCCACAAGAGTTTGCTCGCTCCGTTCGTATTTGGAGAAGTACGGATTTAGTGCCATGTTATCCTACTATGAAATCGGGGGGAAGTTCAAATGAGGCACGCATCTCCAGTTCTAGTTTGTCTGCTTCTGCTTTTGCATCCTCGTATATTGCCTTACCATCGAATGTAACTCCACCAGGCAACTGAATTCCGCTATACTTGGACAGATTCTGCCCCCATTGCATCTTGACTAATGCCGTAGCATACTTCTTCAAGAAGTGATTGTCGTACACATCGGGATAGTTGGCTGGATTGACTTGTGAGTAAACCTCAAATATCAGATTGGTGCCTACAGGAAAATCAACATCCCATTCAGCGTCAATGAACAACTGGTTGGTGATACGATTCCATCTGATCTGCTTTTCTGGCTCTAGCATCTGTTGAATCAGAGACAGACGCTGCTGAACTATAGTCCAGTTGGTTAGATCCATTTCGATCAGGTTGTTGAAGTCTTGCAGGCTGTACTGAAATCTGGCACCAAACACATTGTCTGTGCTAGTTTGTGATTCTCCACCAATCGGATACAGATTCACTATCGACAGGATATTGGGATTATCAATAGCGATATACCCCTGATCCATGTCGGTTTGGGTGATCGTGTACGGTAGATAAATCCTCTCAACGCCGTCGTAGTGGTATTCACCCAAGAACTGAACAGCATCGTCAATACGATCTTCCACCTGAGCGTCATCCACATTGATCTCAATGACAGGTGCGCCTAGTTTGCGGTAGATGTAATCCTTGAGTTTCTTACGAGAATTGACTGTTGCCATGGCATATCTCCCGTGGTATGTATGGTTCTGAGATCATGCCAATCTAGCAGTTAGTTGCTGTTTGGTCTGCTTGGTAGTGGAGCAGCAAACATAAACCGCACAGAAGCCATCTCACGAACGGTAAATGCCAGTCCTGCGGCATCTGCTTCTTCAGGAAACAGGGGAACAAAAGATCCTAGATCAGCAGTCATGGTGTTCAGGTATTCTGCAAACTGCTGAGACAGTTCATCGGGTGACTTTTCTTCTCCACCCGACTGCAACGAGTCGCGGAATCTTTCAATAGCGATCAGATGCGGATTGAGCATATCAATGATGTCAACCAACTTGATGGCAACCGCTGCTGAGAAGGGTCTATTGGCAAGAACATTCAGAGAAGGTGCTGCTTGAAACACTTGTGCATACGAAATCTTCATGGTATCTCCTTTAGGTATCACTTTCACTAGATCCCGAATCGCTGTCAACGCCGTTGTTTATGCGATTAGCGGGGTATTTCTGCTTAGTATGTAGTCTTCTTGTTTGGATCTCTTGTATCCGCTGCATAGCAGTTGGATTAGCCTCGACCACCAATTCCCACAAAGCAACCACCAATTCTTCTATGGCAGGATATTCACCCTTACGCTTTTCTGTGTACGGTGCAAGCAATTGCTCTATATCAATCGAATCCTGTTTCACATCATCTGCAATCGCTTTGATGCTTTGTAGATTGGCAATATAGTGATCTAGTACAGGACACGGATGTTCTGCTCTGAGATTTCTACTTCCATCGTGTTGAAAATGATAGCCAGTTCGCAGCGTAGGATGGACGGTGTATCTAACAGACTTTATTCCAGTTGGAAGTGTATAGTTGGGATCAAAAATCTTCAACACTTCTATTGGAATGTTAACTCCGTTGATGCTAATTGTATTGTCTGCTTTGTGTATGAACGAATTCTGAATCATAGTCAGTCACTTAGCAACCAAGAAGTTACTCCGTTTAGTCCGTGGTTTGTGATATTGCTTCCTGCTCTAGTAACCTTTAGATTGCCGCTTGCATCACAATACAAAGTTCCCTTCGGAAGTGTGTAGGATGCTTTAAGCGTCCATGTAGAAGAACCAGCCGGACCGCAGGTAAAGCACCATTCGTACTTTCTGATAGACACAACCCCCGCAGAACTCGTATGTGTTGTGTATATCACTTCTCCTTCAGTTGCTCCGATTGAAGAACCAACAGGACCAGTATCAATTCCATCCACATCGCTGTTGATGCCTGGTAAGAATGGCATGGTGAGCAATCCGCGAATGAATGTGTCTCCCGTAGTTGCTCTGACTGTGAAAATAGGAGCGTGTTCTGCCAAGACATTTCTGTACTGATCGGTTACTGTACCGCCTACAAAGTCTTCTGCAATAGTGTAGTGTCTGGCATTAAGAGGGGCGGTCACATCACCTCCTGTTGCTCCTGTGTCGTATACGATATCAGAGTTTTCCATGAACAAAGCAAACTCATCGCCGTTTTCATCCCCCGTCTTGACCTTTACTCCACCACCGTCGATATGCTTGTTCAAGAATCCTGCTACAAACGAGCCAGGATTTGCAAATCCTCCCACGCCAACCAAGTTAGGAACTCCAGGCAAGAATCCAAATCTACCAGTAGATGTGGTCACTCTAGAATCTGCACCAAGACCAGCATCATAGTAGTGCGCCGTTGCAGGATCAGCAGCAGATCCAGTAATTATGACTTCTGCGGGATTGCTTGCTACTGCACCAAACAGTCTTGCATAGAATGATCCACCTTGACCGCTTGCGTATCCGTCTTGATCTGATTCGCCTCCGTCTGCTGTAACTGGAGCGCCATCTTCTATCACTAATCCGGCTGGAACTATTCTTGTTCCAGTTCCTACTGCCATCTTTACTGTTG